TCTTGTCTTTGTAAAACTTCTGTCGCTGTCATGTTTCTGTTTTCAGTTACAACTAACTGATCGATATGAAACATTTTATTAATTGCATCTCTTCTTTGATTTTCATTAGCTAAAGATACCGCAACATTGGATTGAATATTTAAAGGAGTTATAGTGTCTCTTGATCCAGCTCTAAAAAAATTGATTGAACCTGGACTCATTCTTATTGGAGCAAGCATGCTATCATCCGAAACTAATAAAGGTGGATCGATCATCTTTGCAGCAGCTTTTAAACTGTTCTCTACCATTTTATTTAAAACTTTTACGTCTGGCAAAGCATTCATTCCAGGTGATCTTCCATACTGTTCAGTAGAAGCTTTTAAGTATCTTGGAATAACATAAGGATTTTCTAAAAACCCACCATTAGAAATTATATGTCCACTACCATATTCAAAGTAAATACTTTCAAATGGCATATTCTTTTTATCTTTTTTCTTTGGATCAAAATCTGGTCTTGGTCTTACAACATGGACAACTTCAATATCATCAAATGGATTTTTGGTTGCTGTGTTTTGAGTTTCTTTAGATACATTTTCAAAACCAAATTTAGAAACAACAGCTTGAGCTGGCATTTTAAATCTTCTGTATAAAGTATCGACAAAACCTTTTTTATTTTCTTGGATATAAATTTCTTTAATGTGTCTGGCAGAGAAGTTTAAAACATCTTCTTGATCTTCTTCAATCATTAAGCATGAAGTACCGAATGCAATTAAATCATGATAACATTCAAATATCTCTTGCTGAAAGTTTGATTTAGAAATGACATCGTACATCCGCTGTTCGGAATCTTCTAACCATTCCTTCGCCTCATCGTTTTCGTTTAAACTTGTTTCTTTAAACCTTAGTGTGAACCATCTATTGGCAGATGATGTCAACATACCATGCAGAGATGCTGCCAAAAGCTCTAGTGCGTGAACTGCGGTTGCATCAAAAATTAGCGTATTACGCTTGTCGCCTCTTGCTCGTTCTTTTGTGATCTCTGCTTTTCTAGGTAACATTAAGTCGGATACTTCTTGCCAATGGCTTTCCCAGTTGGATCGTTTCTCCATTAACCTAGATAGGTTGTCTTTTAGCTGTTTAGCCAAAACTCTAAATTCTTGTGCTTGCATATTATCCTAATAGGACTTTTTTACTTAAAGTCGCTTTAGTGTTATCTCCAGTAACTGAAGTTAAAATTGTTTTTGTTTTTCTGCCTCTTTTTCTGGCAAGAGCTAATTCTTCTGTTGTCAAATTAGAATTATCCATTTCAATATCAGTTGGTCCTTGAGCTGAAATTAAATCAGATTTAACTAAAGAGTTATCCATTTGACTTTTAACTTTTGGTTGTTCAATAGATTTACCAGTCCTTGCATCGCTTGGACCATCATTATTTCTATCACCAAAACCATTAACAGAACTTTTACTTTTTGATCCTTGATAGTCTGAAGTTCCTATTGCAACATTGTTAGCTTTATTAGTTTTATAATTTTCTTTTGCTTTGCCAACTCCAGCTGCTATTCCTCTAACAACCATTCCTGTAACTCCACCTTTAGAAATAAAATCTACTATACCACCTTGACCTCTTGTCTTGGTTACTGTTGATCTTTTTTTAGCAGGAGCATCTGAACTTCCACTATTACCACTTGGACTATAACCACCCATCTATTATCCTAATAAAGTTTTCTTATTAATGTTAGCATCTTCAATCTCATTCAAGCCTGTGCCTGTAAGTATTGTTGATCTTCTACCTTTTCTTTTTCTTTCAGAGGCTAGTAGTTCTGCTTCAGCAGCAGCATCTCTTTCTGCATCTTCATAAGCTGGAACATCAACTGGTTCTGGCATAATGATTGCAGGTGGAGCTGGAATTTTTGGTTTAAATATTGAACCCATAATTATAGTACCTTGTAATTTGTGTCTGTTGTTATTTGTCTTTGTGTTTGATTAAATTTAGTTTCTTGTATTCCTGTTGCTAGAACTCTTAAAGAATCCGCCATGTGGCTTGACCAATCATGGACTGGTTTTATTTTGTAAGTTCTTTCTTTATCTGAAAACTTACGATGATAGTGTCTTAAAGCATTTATTAATTTTGAGCAGTTATCGACATCAATTAAACATCTTGGTAGCAACATTTTTACCGCATGTATTCCATCTTCTACTAAAATTTTTGGTGCGGTTTTAAAACGTAACCCCATTTGATAGGCAACTTCTCTTCTGGTTTTGCCAGTAGAAAATTCTGTTTGTTCTAAATCATGTGGTCCATAGTTTTGACCAATGACATAATCTTTTTCTTTTATAACTTGAGCATAATGTGGAAATGCCTCATTAGTGTTTTCATAGCAATCAACAATATGGATCATGTGTCCAATCTGTTGAAAAAATATTAAACTGGTGGCATCGTTGTAGCCAAGATCCCAGGCAATATTTACCTGATAACTTGGATCTATTGGAACTCTTGTAATCTGCTTTTTGTCCTCCAAAGAGGCAATAATATCGCCATAAATTGAACCTTGTATATTGCCGATAAATGAACATTCAAATTCTTGAGAATATTTTTGAGCACCCATCACAGCTAAAGCTGCTGCTAATTCATCATCATCAACTATCTTTGTTTCACTAGCTTTTGCTACATAGAGAAACCAATTAGGATCACCTTGTGCTTTTTGATAATAATCATAAAAAAGATTTGCCATACCTTTTGGTGTTCCAACCAAAATCATAAAACCTTTTCTATCAGAAAGTGCTGGAGTTATAACTTCTGAAAGCAGCTCACTATTAATTTGAGCGGTCTCGTCAATTATGACGCCATTTAAGTAGATTCCACGGATCGAATCTGGATTCTCACTAGACAATAAAGTTATCCTAGATCCATTTATAAAATCAGCTCTTAACTCTGTCTGATTATATTTCATTCCTGGAATATTTTTTGTAAAATAAACTAGGTAATCAAAAGCAATTTTTTTGGCTTGAGAATAAGTTGGTGCTATGTACGCAAATCTTGGTTGATGATCTTTACAGGTCATACAACTTTTTATAAGATGGTTAATACATAAAACTGTTTTTCCGAATCTTCTGTGGCAGCAAAGCAAACTGTATCTAAACTTATCTAAATTCTCATGGATGTAAGCTTGAGCCTTCCTAGGCTTATAAGGTATTATAACTTGCATTAGTGAAAAGTAGGAGCACCTTCTTGATACCAATACTTCATCTTAATTTTAGCAAATACAAAATCCGCAAACTCTTTAATATCTTTTTGTTCTTCAAAACCATCAAAGCTTACTACAAGCTCATTGTTATAAGTTGAAAAGCTACTTGCTGATATGTTTCTGAATTTATTTTTAGTTAGTTTGTTCATGTGTTTGTGCCTGTGCTTGATCGATGAATATATACGTATAAGTACCCAGTCCGAATTTGTGGTGTAGTGCCTTTTCCAGCAAACTTAATTTTGTTTTCCAGGAGAAATCAGTTATTTATTTTGGTTACAAGATAGTGAGTCCTGTACTCTATCTAATAAAATCAAAGAGAGTAGTCGGTACGGTACTAAGATTGGTACTGGTTAGATTTAATTATACAACTTAGCCTAACCTCATGACGCAAGGCTTAACTTTGTTTGTTCTCTGTAATACCTATCTCTTCAACAGTCTTAATCTCATGATCGAAAGTCTTATCATCGCTGTTATCATTAGTGCTCCACTTAATCTCAATAGTCGTATCAGTCTTAACTTCTTGTCGATCACCATAAACTGGAATTAGTTTGGATGCTAACCACTTGGCTAATCCAACCTTCTCTCTAACAATCATGATGTTACGATTGTCAGCATGTTCCAACTCATCCATGGCTTTCTCAATATATGATTGAGCACCGATGCGTCTAGCATCCTGAATGCTGTTGGCAAATTCTTTGTGTTTGGCAATCCAGTTGTAAATTTTAGTTAATGAAGGCATATCTTTTTCTTTAGCAATTCTGCTCAAAGGAATACCAATCATTAATTCATGACAGATCTTTTTCGTTATTTTGTCGTTTAATACTAGCTCTTTGCTCATTGTATTTAATTATGTTTTTGGCTGAATTTAATTTACCTTCTTTAGTCTTTGGTCCAGAACTATATCCCCCATGTACTTTGCAACGAATGCTTCCATTCTTACAAACTATTCCTGGAGCTCTGCAAGGTCTCTTTCCTTGTTTCGTTAATGTATCGCAAGGTAGTTTGAATTTCATTGTTACTAAAATCTGTATGAAGAAAAAAAAAGAGAAAAAAAATATGAATTAAAACAGTTTATATTATTCTGTTTTTAAAGCAGTTACTTTTATTATACAGCTGCTAGATAACTTTTCAATTATTATTTTATCCTATGTGGATTATTTATTTTTTTTATATGAGGATATATAAATTAGTTAAACTTTTTGTCGAAGATGTCAATACTTGTTACAATAACTTTATTTGATAGCTTATCCAATACTGTATCATACATTCGTTTAACAGTTGTTCGATGAAAACCAAAATACTTTCCTATACTGGTCCACTTGCTCCTATTTGCTTTCATCCAATAAATCTTTCTCATGAGTAAAGGATCATCCGTTACATCTGTTTCAATCATTAACAATAAATCAATTGCTGTATCATAATTGGTCAGTTGCCTTGGAGTGGCTCTTAATTTTAATTTAGTCTCAACGTAGTAACCCCAATCCTTTTTATTATAATAAGTTTCAAGAGCCTGGTACATACTAGGACATCTATTATTATTTGGCTTGGTAAGAAATCTCTCACAGATAGCAGCATCTTCCAGAATATTAACAATATTCCTTCTCACCTTGAGATAGATATTTAGATCATGCTCTATTTTTGATAACTTCATCTAATTTCCATGGATACATTAATTGACTTTTTTTAATCTTTTTAAGTTCTACTGTTGGCAAATCTTCCAGCTGGTCATAGAGCTCATGCTGGTCCAATGTTGGATATAAGTAATCTGTTTTTAATTCTTTTGAATGTACTTCCTGGAAGTGCTTTCCTAATGTTTTAAATCCTATGTTTGAAAACTTTTTAAATCCTATACTCTCAAGAAAATGTTTGTGAGATGGCATATCAAATGAAATCCATTTGTCTTGCTTCATTGAAATTAAAGGTAAATCATTAACTTTGACTGTAGTTAATTTAATTAAAATCTCTTCTACTTCTGTTTTAGTTAATTGAAACAATCCAGCTATATCGACAATTCTTATATAGGCAGATCTTTTAGTTACATTATAGTTTGAGCAACAATATTGATAAACTCTAAACTCTTTATCATTTAGAGCTGCTGTAATTATATTAGGATCCGCTATGTAAAATTTTGACATAATTATTTTTCCTCTTAAAGTTAATGTTGTGTTCGTTTGCTTCTGTAACTCTTTTTAATAAATAATCTTTTGCAGTACATTCTGGAATATGTTGTTGCACTTTCCATTCTAGGTACTGGAGGAGCTCATCTGGTGTTAAGGTCCGTCTCTCTGTGTCTGTGAGCTGATTTTTGATATGAAATTCGGTGATCTCTCTATTCTCTGTATTCTCATCAACCGTGTACCAAATTGTGAAAAATGGTATTCCACTTTTTAAAGCTAAAAATTTATATGGTTTATAAAGCCAGGCAGATTTAGCTCTAAATTGGTTATCTTTGTTATAAATATGATCCGCCAGGAG